GGGCAAGGCCAAGCGCGCCAAAGCTGCGGCCGATGCAAAGGCCGCACGCATCGCAGCCCGTGCTGCTGCGCGGGCCGAGATCGAGGGTAAGCGCAAGGTCGCCAGCGGGCACGCAGACGTCGATATGCACGAGCAGGCGCTCAAGAAGACGTACGGCGACGCGGCGCGCACCGTAGCGTGGGGCAAGGCGATGCATGATCGCGGCGCGGCGCTGCCGCTCGCTGATTTCCAAAGCAAAGTGATTGCGATGAACGAGTCGGGCTTCACGGGCTTTGGCCGCTCGGCGAGCGGGTACGTCGCCGAGGTGTATCAGAAGGCGCTCGCGATGAAGCCGACAACCGTCGGCGGGCTTGCCACCGCGCTACGCACTCAGGGCATGACTGGCAGAGATCAGGCGGAGCAGCTCGAGGGCACGGCTGCCGTGGTCGCGCACCGCCAGGCGCTGGAAGCGGCCGGCGTTATGCGCACCGCCGAAATCCAACTGAAGGCGCCCAAGTTCCGCGGCGACCCGCGCCTGAAGAAGTTCCCCGACAGCGAAGCGAAAACGAAGGAGGCGGTGCTGGACGGCATCGCCGCTACCAAGCGCCGCTATCAGCTGCTGTCGCATCGCGACCTGGAGCAGCCCGAGGTCTATGCGTTCACGGCCGACGGCGAGAACCGCGCCTGGCACAAGTCCCTAAAGGACCACGGCAGCAACGAGATCAACGTAGGCGCAGGCGGCTTCGGCGTGCAGGCGGACAAGATCGATCGCGCCACCACGCACGAGTGGGGACACGCTTTGGAGGCCAGAAACCCGAAGCTGCTGGCGCGAGCGACTGCGTACTACGAGGCGCGCACCAAGGGAGAGGCGCTGCGGCATATGGGTGCAGGCTACGAGCCGCACGAGATGACGAAGCCCGACAAGCTCTTTGACGCCTACATGGGCAAAAACTACGTGACCTACCGGGGTGAGCGCCGCGCGACCGAGCTCACCAGCATGGGCGCCGAGCAGCTAACGCGGGCCGTCGACTGGGCCTCCCTGTACAAGAAGGACCGCGACACGGCGCACTTCGTACTCGGGCAGCTGGCGAATCAGTAATCGACTTCGTCGCCGGGCGCGCGCGCCGGCGCGTCGGGCAGCGGCTCGAGCACGGGGTGCGTGCTCACGAGGACGTCGGCGCTCTCGGTCCAGATCTCCGACCGAATCCAGGAGTCGATGTTGCGTGCGCTGCTGGGCGTCAGCGGCCGAACGCCGGCGGGCGGCGGGTACTCGGGCACGCTGAGTTCGGCACCCATGCTGGCGCGGTGGGCCAGCCACTGGGCGAACTCGCTGCCGCCGGCGACCGTGACCTGCTTGCCGTCGCTCGTGACCCGTGTGCCGTCGCTCAGCGCCCAAACCATCGTTGACATGACCAAACCCTACCATGCCGCCCGCGGCGCATCAATGTGGCAGCTCGCCGGCGCACGTAGCCGAGCTTGACTTCCAGACTTTGCACGCTTAGCCCGGACCGTGCGCATCGTGATCATCGGCCCGCCGCGCGCGGGCAAGACGACGCTGGCCCTCGAGCTCGGCCGCGCCACCGGCCTGCCCGTGCTGCACACCGACGACCTGATTGACCTGGGCTGGTCAGAAGCGAGCGAAGCGGTTGCGCGGTCGCTGACGACGACGCCGAACCTGATCGTTGAGGGCGTCGCCGTGGTCCGGGCCCTGCGCAAGGTGCTGGCGACGATGCCCGCCGGCTACGTGCCGGTCGAGCGCTGCATCGCGCTCGAGTGGCCGCGCGAGCGGCTGACCAGCGGCCAGCGGGCGATGGCCGCCGGCTGCGCGACCATGTGGCGCGAGGTCGAGCCCGAGCTAGTCCGGCGTGGGGTGCTGGTGGAGCGGCCGACGTGAAGGCGCTGGCGACCGCGCTGCGTACCCAGGCGGCGAACCGTGCCGAGCGGTTCGCCCGCCAGCAGCCCAAGCAGTGGGCGCGGCCGCGCTACCCGTACCGAGAGGAGGTCGTTTACTACAAGCGCCTCCGCTACTTCGTGGACGTGGTGCAGTACATCGTCCGGCGCGACATCGTGCCGCGGCTGCCCGCGCTACTCGACGAGGTGGGCCCGACCCGGCGCCTCGACTCGGCGGGCGACATCGACAAGGCCTTCGACGCTGCGGCCACGGAGGCGGGCCGAGCGCTGCCCGACGCGCTGATCAAGTCGGCCGCGCAGTCCACGGCGCTGCGGGTCACCGAGTGGTCGGCCGATCAGTTCCAGCAGCAGGTCCAGCGCGTGGTGCAGGTGAACCTGTACGACGATACCAGCGGGCTGGCGCCGCACCTGGAGCTGTTCGTCGCCGACAACGTGAAGCTGATCAAGTCGCTGGCCTTCGGGCAGCTGAACGACCTCAAGGGCGTGGTGACCCGCGGTGCGCGCGCGGGCCTGCACCACACCGAGGTCGCCAAGCAGATCCAGCACCAGTTCGGCGTCACGAAGAACCGCGCCGCGCTGATCGCCACTGATCAGATTGGCAAGCTGAACGGCGAGCTCAACCAGCTGCGGCAGACCAACCTCGGCATACGTCGCTACCGCTGGTCGACCTCGCAGGACGAGAAGGTGCGGCACGATCACCGCCTGCTCGACGGCACGATCCAGGAGTGGACGAAGCCGCCGGTGGTGAACCAGAAGACCGGCGAGCGCGGGCATCCCGGCGGGCCGATCCGCTGCCGGTGCTCGGCGATCCCGATCATCGACGATGTGCTAGCCGAGGCAGGCCTGATCGCTCCGGAGGACGTCGAGCTGACGCACCCACGCCGAGGGGAGCAGCCCCCGCTACGGACGCCGCCGGCCCGGCTGCCCAAGCCACCGCCCACGCCGCAGCCGCCCACGCCGCCGCCAGTGCCGCCACCGCCCGTTCCCCAGCGTACCGACCCGCCCGTGGACCCGGCGGCTGCCCTGCGGCGCGAGGTGCCGGCGGCGGCCAAGGCAGCGCAGGCCGAGGCCCGGCGGCTGGCCGAGGTGCAGGAGGCCCAGCGCGCGGCCGACGAGCTGGCGGCCGAGGCCGTGCGCGCGGCCGAGCGGGAGTTCATCGAGGTGGCCAAGCTCGCCGGGCCCAAGCGCCGGGCCCGCAAGCGCCTGGGCGCGCCCAAAAAGCGCAAGGGTAGGCAGAGTCGCTCTTGACATCCGTGTTGACACCCCCACCGGGCTCGCATACCAGCGCTGGTGTTCGTCCACCGATTCGACGTCGCCACGCTCGGCAACGCAGAGCGGACGCCGCAGGGGTTTTTGAAGATCCCGGCGTACCTGACGCGCGTGGGGGTGCTCGAGTACAAGCGCGCTGACGGCCAGGTGGTGCGCGAGCTGCGGCCGCGCGACGAGGTGTTCCGAGCGCAGTCGCTCGCCACGCTCTCGGCCGCGCCGGTGACCGACCTGCACCCGACGCAGATGGTCTCGCCCGACAACGTCCAGACGCTGTCGATCGGCCACGTGAGCGACACGGTGAAGCAGGACGGCAACCTGGTCGCGGCGCACGTAACGATCCAGGAAGCGAAGGCCATCGCGGCCGTCGAGGCGGGCAAGCGGCGCGAGCTGTCGTGCGGCTACAAGTGCCGCATCGACGAGACGCCGGGCGTCTTCGAAGGCCAGCACTACGACCAAGTGCAGCGCGACATCACGTACAACCACGTGGCGATCGGCCCGAAGAACTGGGGCCGCGCCGGCCGGGATGTCGCGCTGCGCCTCGACGCCGCTGACGGCGGCACCGACGACAAGGACGGCGACGTCTTTCGCCTCGACAAGGCAGATGCACTCAGCGTCGCGATTTCCGCGCCGCCCGACGGAGGACATATGGAACCGGTGACGATCCACGTCGACGGCATCGACGTGCAGGTGGTGACGAAGAAAGACGCGCAGCTGATCGAGAAGGCCCTTGCCACGCGCGACGATGCGCTGGCCGAGGTGACCACGCAGACCGAGGCCTTGCAGGGCCGGCTCGATGCTGCGGAGGCCGAGCACAAGAAGGTCAAGGAGGCGCTCGCCGTAGCGAGCGATCCCAAAAGGCTGGACCAGCAACTGAACGAGCGCTTTGCCCTGGTCGAGACGGCCAAGCGCGTGCTGCCCGAGGACCACAAGTTCGACGGCGAGAGCACGCGGCAGATCCAGGAGGCGGTGCTCACGCACCTCGACGCCGAGCTCGACCTCAAGGGCCGCACCGACGAGCACGTGTCCGCGCGCTTCGACCAGGCGATGCGCATGTCCGGAGGCGCCGTCGAGAAGGTGAGCAACCTCGACGACGCGCGCCGCATCACGTCGCCGCCGGCGGTGAAGCCGAAGCCCGCACGTGCGCGTGCAGACGCTGACGACCGGGCCGTGGTGCCCGATTGGCAGAAGAACCTCTCGTACACGAAGAAGCGCAACACGGCGCTCTAACACGGCGCTCGGGGCCGGAAGGGAAACAGCACGGTGCAAACCTCATACAGCAACCTGGCGCCCGAGGCTCTGCTCGGGCTGATGACTGAAGATTTCACCAGGTACGTGGACACGGTCATCCCGCAGACTGCGGTGAAGATCGGCAAGATGCTCACCGCCGACACGACGGTGGGCCTGGTCCGCAACGCCGCGAAGCTGCCGGTGCTCGCTGCCGGCATCACGAAGCCTGGTGCCATGGGCATCGTGCCCTGGGACCAGTCGCGTGAAGGCGGCAGCGACTGGCCGATCAAGCGGCCCACGCCGGTACTGCGGCGCGGGCGCATCTGGGTGATGGCCGAGTCGGCCGTCACCCGGTGGACGCATCCGTTCATCCGCTTCGCCTCGGGCGCTGGCGGCACCGAACTCGGTTCGTTCCGAGCAGACGCTGACACCGCTTCGGCGGCGTCGTGTCCCTTCTGCATCTTCCTGACCGACGCCGCCCAGGGCGAGCTCGTTCTCGTCGAGATCTCACTCGTCTGATCGGAGAGCCATGTTCATCACACTGACGCCGCCAATGGCACCCTACTCGCGAGACCAGCTCGCGATTGAGGTCGCCAAACTCGGGCGCTTCGACGCCGCGGAAATCAACCGACTGCTCGGAGCACTGGTCGTGCACCGCGCCGACGTTTACGGCGAGCATCGGCTCGACGCGAACGAGACGATGGTGCTCGAGAAGCAGCTCGAGTTCATGCGCGCGCGCACGGCCGACATCGAGCGCCCGGAGTTCAAGGCGCGCATGCTCGTGCCGATCACCTCGGAGGTCGATCCCGGCGCCGAGACCTGGGCCTATTCGCAATGGGACCGAGTCGGCATGGCCAAGATCGTGGCCAACTATGCGGACGACATCCCGAAGGTCGCGACCTTCGCGAAGAAGTTCGTGCAGGCGGTCGAGACCATCGCCCTCGGCTACGGCTGGAGCTGGCTCGACCTGCAGCGCACGGCGCGCGCGGGCGTGCCGCTGCGTACGCGCCTCGCCTCGGCGGTGCGCGACGGCTTCGAGTCGCGCATCGAGACCATCGCCGCCATCGGCATCCCCGAGACCGGCGCCACCGGGCTGCTGAACAACGCCAACGTGCCGGCGATCAGCGCCGCGCCGCCGGCGACGGGTACCGACGCCACCTGGGACGGCGGCGACAAGACGCCGCTCGAGGTCGTCGACGACCTGCTCGCGATGGAAAACGCGGTCATCCTGAACACCAAGGGCGTGCGCTCGGCGGACACGCTGGTGCTGCCGCTCACGAAGCTCAACTACATCGCGCAGAAGTCCATCTACGCGGCGGCGCCGGGCAACCCGATGGACACGATCCTGTCGGTGTTCCTGGCCAAGTCGCGCTCGATCACGAACGTCGAGTTCTGGCATTTCGCCGACGAGGCCGACGACGGCGACCCGCTCGCCTGCATGTACAAGCGCGACCCGATCGTCGTGCACATGGAGCTGCCGCTCGAGCAGCAAGAGCTCCCGCCGCAGGCGAAGAACCTGTCGCTCGAGATCAACTCCGTCGGGCGCATCGGCGGCGTTGCCTGGGAGTACCCGCTCGGTGGCGTCTACATGGCCGGCATCTGACACGAAGGGACACAACCCCAAATGTGCACGTTTCAACTTGAAAATAAGACCGCCCGCATCCTGCACATCGGATTGGGCGGAGGGAAGAACCTCACGATTCCGCCGACGGTGGGCGGCATCAGCGTGGAGATGACCGACCCGGAGAAGCTGAAGTTCGAAACGGCCTGCGCGACCGAAGAGGTCGCGAGCTGGATCGAGGCCGGCGTGCTCGTCGTGACCGAGAAGGTCGAGGAGC